GTGGTTCTCCTTTCCATTTATATCTTGAAACATATTTTAATATATTACCTTTAAGATACCCATGAAACTCATCATTAGTCATACAATCAGTTATTACATCTATAGTTTCTTTTTTACCATGTAGATAGTGTGCAGGTGCATTAACACTATCGTATGTAATCTCATTTTCATATGACATATCATGACTATGATCTATTTTCTTTTCATATACTCTTTTACTTTTTACCATACTTTCTCCTAATTGTATTATACTCTATCATTTCTAAATCGTATTCTCCTTTAGATACATTACGTTTAACTACAAGTCCACTCCACCACATTTGCTGTGTAGCTTTAGCATAGTTTTCCTTATGATGCAAGTAACATCCTGCAGATAATCCCATTAATTTTCTACCAGAAGGTAATGCACACATAGCATAATCAAACGTATGTATATGTCCTACAGTAGAAGATACTTTATTTTTTAAGAGAAGAGAACGAGCAACATTGTCACCGCTAATAGGCTTCCCCATGACACCAGTAGGATAATTATGGCAATAATATACACCATCCACATTGACAGGCTTTTGGTATGGATAAACTTCCCAGCCAAATTTTTCAAATTTAAAATCGTTTGTACTAATTGTACCTTCAAGTTCTGGTATGTCATCTACTGTTCTATCTATCCTATCTTCGTGATTACCAAGAAGCATGATCTTTCTTAGTCGTCTTCCATTAAGACCTTTATTAAATTTTTCTAATGCATCATGGGCATGGTCTATATCCTTTCTGTATCTCCTACCTTCAAATTGTTTTTTACCTTTATCATAACTTGATAGTGAATCCATACTTGCAAAGTCACCCATGCATATTATGGTGTTAGGTTTTAAATCTGCTGCAAGTTTACCTGCCCACAAAAACCTATCATTGCTTGCTTTAGGTGTGCAATGAGGATCACCCATAACTAAATGTGTTGCCATTAGTTTAACTCCTTATCTCTTTTTTGTTTTAAGAACTCTAAAAAATCAATAACATTAGATTCATCATCAAACTCTGCTACAGAACTAATACTAAGATCTTTACCTTTCTTGTTTTTATCATCAGCAAATCCACGAAGACCCCATAAAAAAGTTGAATGTGGATCTGTAGTTGCCATCTTTATCATGCCTCGTGCTATTGTAGAACATAATTCATATTCTTCGGTAGTCATTACAGATTTACTATCCATAATTATACCACAAGTAAAACCCTTTTGCCAAGGTGTAACTATAACTTTGACAGAGTTTATAAAATTTAATTTGTCTTTACCTTTCATTCCAATACCTATCATGGTTTTGATTATTGTATTCTAATACTTTATGTTCAAAACCTCTTTTCATACTTTTTTTTCCAAACTCTTCTGCATCTTTTTCTTTATCAAAGATAGTGTTAGTAAACAATTTATAATCATTATCCTTTTTATTTTTAAAAACTACAAAATATAAATGCATATTATGTAAATACAAAGAGTCAATGGTGAACAGACCCCTCAAACTATCCACCACTAAACTCTTTAGTTTCCTCCCTAGGGTTTGTAACAGAAGTATACCAAACCCATTTAGGATTCTTACCCTTAGATTGCTGTTGCGGTAACAACTGCAATTTATCTCTCCCCCAACAAGGAAGTTTGTATGGGCAATATGAACACACAAAACCCAAAACTCTATTACCAGTAGGTTTAGTTCTAAAAGTTTCAGCCACATCAGTATAGCATCTTTTAAAAGGTTTACCTTCTTTTATTGCTTTATAATTATCTTTAGCTGTATTTAATGCTTTCTCTTTATGCTCCTCTACAGATGCAGGAGTTTCACATACTGCCCACTCACCTGTAGATTTATTTACTACTATCCAACCTCCAAAGTTTTTCTTTTGGCTTTCACTATATAAAAATCCTTGTGATACATAACCAAAGGAATCATCCCTAGCAACTTCACTAAATCCTCCTGCTTCTCCAAATTTTTTATCAAACGAATATGGTGATGCACTTTTAATATCCCATATCTTTCCATCAATCTCAACATCTTGTCTACCTTCAATTTCTCCCCCATCAAATTTGTACTTAACTTTTTTCTGTTCATTTTTTAATTTTATATTAGCAGACTTCATTACAAATATAGATAATGCTTCTATCAAATCACCAAAGGTATTTCTCATTTTATTACTATAAGGTTGCCCTTCACCTTTTATACCCTTAGATTCCATTTGTAATTGACATAATGGTCTACCAATGTTTGACATTCTAGGTTCAAACTTATCTCTTCTAACATCTTGAAACTGTTTTAGTAAGGCGTTTTTACACGCCTCACCAAATTCCTGCACTAGTTGTTTGTCTAACGTAACAGGGTTCTTTGAAACATTATCAAGATACTGTTGAACTTTTAAAAGTATAGTATTCATTAAGATGCTAGTATTTCTTCTGGAGAATCTTCACTTATATCTTCTACAATTTTAGCATCTACACTATCAGTGCTACTAACAGATTTATTTTTAGCTTTATTATAAGCCTCAATAACTTGTACGTTTTCAGCATCAATAGACTCTTGAAATACTTTTAATGTTTCCATATCTTTGTCAGATAACTTTAAGTTTTCATCTGCGTTTACCCCTATCTCTGGAACATAATAGACATTACCACCCTTTTTCTGTCGCTTAGTATCTAAAGAAAAAGTACAGTTAAACATTAACTTTCTTCTTTTCTTTAGTTGATCAAGTGCAGAACTTACAGGTGAGAAAGCTGTACCAGTTACTCTATATAGAGCAGGTAAGTTTTCTACCTTATGTGCATGGCCTTGTGATGTTTTACCATTACCAAAAGATAATAAACCATATACAAGTTTATAACATCTTATAGTTCTTTGTTGCTCTAACTGTTCTGGAGTTAGAGAAGATCTATCTTTAAATGCTATCTTGCCACATTTAGTTCCACCAAGTATATCCACAGCTTCTTCTTTCCAGCTTTTGAATATAATAGATCTATTTATGTACTCACCTTTCTCAGCATCATAGTGCATATATTGCATTGCACTAATGAATGGTCTAAATGTTACAGGTTTACCATATACATTTTGACCTACGCTAGCATCGTAAGTAGTGAAGTGACCTACTGGTAGTTGATTACCATCGTCATCTTCTGGTGTTCTATTGATAGATAGTCTAGGTATATTAGTACCCATACTAGATCCATCATCCTGTCCTATAGCTTGCATAATTTGCTCATCAGACATCTTATTTATATTTACTAAGTTATTATCAGACATTTGTCCTCCTTATTTTAAAAAGTTGTATACCATATTTTAAATTAATAATCAATAAAAAAATGAACTTAAAATTAGATATACCATAAAAAGTGTAATGCAAGTTGTCGCACCACAACAAAGATATAACCATACATCTTTTAACATATACGAGTATCTCCTTCTATTATTTTTATATGTAAACCATCAGCTTGTGCAAAGTATTCCCACTCTTTAAAGAACTCGTGTTTATTACTTATATACAAAGTAGTTGGCTCTATCATACATCTATCTTTTAACTCTCTGTACTCTAGGTAAGCTGAGTATTCCTCATCAGAATACTCATCCATAGTCTCTAATACATCATCTTCAATCATTAGGCCTCCTCTACCATATCAACTTTGATATTTTCCATACCCATTTGGTCTGGTTCATCTTCTCTAGCCTCAAAATATTTATCATCATGAGTTTCAAAAAGTTTTTGTGCCTCCTCTTTTGAGTCAGCTTCTACTATTACAGTTTCCCACACATCAGCTGTGTAGTGCACTTTATATCTTTTAGTCATTATGTTTTACCTCCTCCATATCTAACCAATTATTACCTATTTTAAGTTCAGTGTCAAGTGGAACATTAAAATCAATTTTATAATACTGCTTTAATGCAGGTATTACATCTGCTGTGCCCTGGTTAAATATATCACTCATCACATCTTCTTCACCAGGATAAACATCAGCCACAATAGAATCGTGAACTGTGTTTACAAGTAAACTCTTTACTCCTTTATCTTTCATTAGTTTGTATATATTTATACAAGCTAAAGGTACAATGTCAGCTGTAGCAAAACCTTGCACAGGATAATTTTTTATCTGTGTTCCATATGTAGATCCACCCCAAGGAGTTCTCTGTGCATATGGAAAAGAATATTCTCTACCAGTTGGTAGTTTAATTCTTTTATATCTTATTGCTTCACTTTGCAACTTATCATGCCAAGACTTTATATCTTTATACTTTTCTAAGAATTTAGTATAATATCTTTTCTCATCTTCTGTACCAGTTACACCACCATACAAAGGTTTAAATGTATGAGCCTTTGCATCTTGCCTAGATACTCCAATGATGTCAGCTGTATATTTATGTACATCTATTTTATTTCTTATATCTTCCATACCTTGCTTGTCTTGTGCAAGATAAACTGCAGTTCTAAATTCTAATTGTGCAAAGTCTATCTCTAGTATCTTACCACCTTCAAATCTAGATGTAACAACTTTACGAATAGGAAATGTTTTACCTCTAGGTTGGTTTTGAAAGTTAGGATCTCTACTAGATAATCTACCTGTAGCTGTTACTGCCTGCATAAACTTAGGATGTAGAAAACCTTTTTCATTTGTAAAATTTTTTAATCCTTCTACAAAAGTATTTAGATAAGTGTCAACTGCATTATGTCTAACAATAGAGTCTATAAATTCTTTGAACTCACCTTCAGCTTCTGCAGCAATTTTATTTAAAGTTATCTTATCAGTTCTAAATCCAGACTCTGCTATATCATAAACTGATTTAGGTCTTTGTCTAAACCCTGCATACTTAGCCATCTCTGTGTACACATAGCCATCACCATCACAATCAGAACACTTGCTATAATTTTTAAAAGGGCTACCATCTTTTTTAATTCTTTTAATAACACCTTTACCATTACAAGGTAAGCACTGACTAGCAACAGTTCTAAATATAGGAACTGTATTATCTGCAACTAAGTTTCTAAACTGTAACCTAGAATATTGTGGTCGCTTCTTACTCTTACCAGTACCTTTATCTATACCTATGTTAAATATCTTAGACCATTCTTTTTTGTCTTTTGGTTTTAAAGAATAGATTAGCCAAGATAATTGCTCTGGACTAGAGAGATTTATTTTAGTATCTCCCATTTGTTTGTACACTATCTTATCTATCTTTTGTTTTAGATATGCAAACTCTGCTCTGAACTCTCGTTCAACATTATTTAAATCTTCTATGTTAATGTTAATTCCATTACGTTCCATATCACTTAACACAACTAAAAATTCATTCATCATCTTAGCTGTCATCAGCAAGTCTTTATTCTTTTCTAATTTAAAGTCTGCCATTTGAGAATCAAATAGTCTTCTAGTGATCTGCACATCTATCTTACCATACTCTTCTACAATATCTACAGGTATGTTTTCAAAGGATACACCTCTATCCATCCATTCCTTTACACTACTATCTTTAGATCCTATCTTTCTTCTACGACAACACATCTCTAAAGTTAAACTTTTTCTTATACCTTTATTAAGTATATACTCACCCAACATAGTATCATATACTCTACCACTGTATTTAAATCCAGACTCTAATAACCACATTAAATCAAATTTAATATTATGTCCTACAAGTAAAGTTGTCTTGTCTAAAGTTTCTTGTATCTTAATTGCACAACCACTATCTACTCTTTCACTATGATTTGTAAAATAATACTCATCGCCAAAATAAGAATTTAATCCTACACTAACTAATATATTATCTTTGTGAAATGGTGATGGGTCATACCCACCATTCTCATTTCTTTGCCAAGATGTCTCTACGTCTACTGTTGTTATCATACCTCGTACCTACTTATTCCTCTCCTAATGGTACACACAGGCTCACCATGATAACCATTAATTTTATTTTTACTTATACATAATGTTCTTATATTATTTTCTAAATCAGTGTTAGCATTTCTACCTATACCAATAATTAAATCAGCTTCGGCTGCTTTACCTGTCTTAGAGTTTTCCATTTGATCAAATGAAATACTGTTTCTATTATGTGCATCAGCAGATGCTTGAGATATTGCAATCACTGCACAATCTCTACGTTTAGCTATCTCCCTTACACTTGTATAGATTTGTCTTAGCTTCTCATCTGTTCTTGCATATGTACCAGATACATTAACTTTATCTAGCTGATCTATCACAACTATATCTGGTTTATGTTTCTCACAGTGTGCATCTATATCATCCATAGACCAATCAACTGTATCAAACATTGAGATATTATCTTTTATCTCACTCCATATTCTCTGTGCCTGTACTCTATCGAACAATATTTCATCTCTAGTCATACCAGTGTATGCAGATATTGCTCTTATCTGTGTTCTTATTGCAGGTTCTTCATTTATAAATGCATGAACCTTTGCACCTTGAGAACAGAAACCTTCTGGTGCTGTACATAAACTTACCCAGAAAGCTGTCTTACCTGTCTCTGGTCTAGCAAATGCAATCATAAGATTACCTCCACCAATACCACCTACGTTTTCTTTTAACACAGGAATATTAAACTTCCATTTAGTAGTAACATCTAATAACTCTATAACTTTAGATACATCATTAGTTACTGCAGGATTTTTATCCTCACTAGTATTTGTCTTATGTTTATCTATCATTGTAGATATCTCATTAAAGTTTCCTTCTTTGCCATTAAAGATCTCTGTAGCTTCTATTGCTATTCTTTGTGCAAGATCTCTATCAGATAAGATACGCATAATATCTTTAGCTATTTCTTGGCTAGGTTCAACTACTTCTTTTATATCTTCTACTAACTCACTAAACTTTTCTTTAGCTGCACGAGTAAGTGCAGGATTAAATATAGCAGTGTGTAAAGAATATAACTCATCAACCTTTATATCTTCTTCATATTTAGAATGTGCTTTTTGTATTGTACTATACAAAGAACTTATATCTCCAGAAAATATTGTAGATGATATTGTGCCTTTATACTTTGTATAAAATTTTTTATTAAGCATAAGCCTAATCATTTGTTTTTCTATCATCTTCTATCTTTCGCTTTCTGCCATGCTAATTGTTCTTCTAGTATAGCTGTTACTTTATCTAATATACTTTGATCTCTTTGAGTCCATTCAGATTTATTCATATCTTGAATGTCGTACTTCCAACTATTCCAGCTGTCAAGTATCTCTTGCATCATTTTCTGATCCATAAAACATCCTCCTTATTTGTTCTGTGTTATAGTATTTTAAGTCATCTTCTAATGGTTTAACGATTACATTATCAAATCCAGATGATCTTAATTCTTTTGCAATTGTATAAGACTTAACTGTTGCGTCTCTGTCTAAACATACATATAAATTTTTATAAGGTCTTATGTGATCTAAGTGTGAATCTTTTATACTAGTACCCATGATTGATATACCTGTAAGTATATTAGATACAGCACATGCAGAAGGACAATCTTCTACAATAACTGCATCATCACAGACTCCACATTTAAATGGAACATCTTTATTACCATACATATACCATTTA